ATCCGCAATGAAACGGTCGCTCGTGTCGTTCGGTTTCACGGCGTCGATGGCTTTCGCGAAATCGAATTGCGGATTCCGTTTTGCGGTTTCCGTGACTTTCGTCTTCCACGACTGCTGCGCTTCGGCGAGTTGCTGCTGTTGTTCCTCGCGCTGGCGGATTTCGGCTTGACGTCGTCGGTCTTCCACGATCGCTTTCTGCGTCGCGTAGTCCAGGCGTTTCTGCTCGTAGTCCGCTTTCGCGGTTTCGAACTCGGAATAGGATTTGAAATCCTCTTCCTTCGGCGCTTTGGGGGCTTCCCCGAGTTCGGGATCTTGAGCGGGACGCTCGTAGCGGTCCATGCGCTGTTTCAACTGCTTGTTTTGCGCGAGCAGTTGTTTGATCCGTTTCTCGGCCGGGGTTTCGGCTTTCGCTCGATCGGTGATCTGTTGTTCCGGTTCCGAGGCCGGCTCCCCGTCAGATTCGGGGGTTGTCGATTCGGGTTGGTCTTCGGAAGCTGGCGAGTCTTCCTCGTGCGCCGTGTCGGTCGTTTCGACTTCAGCAGTCTCGGCGTCGACCGTTTCCGTTACTTCGTCGGTTGTGGGTGACGATTCCACGTTGTCGTCAGACATGGTTAAACCTCATGAAGGTGAAAATCTAAAGAGAGCGGGTCAGTTGCTGATCGGTCGGAAGATTTCGAGAAAGCCCGCGTCCGATTGGGGCGCGATCTTCGCTTCGAGTTCTTCGATATCGCTTAAAAATGTAAGGGCCTCGCTTTCGAGAGGCCCGCTGTTGTGGGGCATGTGTTGTAAATTCGTTGTATGACTGTTGCTGTTTTAAAAACGTTGCTCGCGGCGATGCCGCAAGACGCGGAAGTCGGCTACATCTACGACGGCGCGTTGCGCGGCGACATCCGGCATGTCTGGCTCACCCGATCGGGCCGCGTGGCGCTGGCCGGTGAAGGTGAAGTCGTCTACAGCGATCAGGACCGCCCTGCGGATGCACCCCTGGCGAAAGATGAAAAGCACTGGCACACCCCGGAAGAGGAAGATCCTGAGTTATGAACCGGCTCAAACGTTTCTGGAAGCGGGCGCTCGGCCGATTGGCCTGGACGTTACTGAAAGCGGCCGAATTCGACACGATCGCGCATGAATTGATCGAGCGATCGGAAGTCGCCGTTCTGTTTGCCGGAGAAATCACGAAGCGCTTCGCCGAGCACGATGCCGCGATCGCGCGGTTGGGTCAGCAAGGGCAAGACGTGGTTCGTCACGTTCGGGGGCTCCACGATCGAGTCAACGCGCTGGAGAAACACGAGAGGGCCGGATGAACCGCCGTTTCTTCTTCACGTCGCTACTGGGTGGCGCGATTGCCGCGCATCAGCTCGATATCGAGAAGTTGCTCTGGGTGCCCGGCGAGAAAACGATTTTCATTCCGCCTGCCAAACCCGCCGTGGTCTGGATTCAAGATCGGTGGATACGCCTGTCCGATGGCATTCACGTCGAGACGTTGAACGGTGACACCGGCGAAGTGCTCGAAGCCTTTCGCTGGCCTGGTGAGCGCATGCCGTTCTTACTCATGCCGAGCGGCCGGGAACCGGATGCCATCACGTTTGGCCCATATCCGGCCGACGATTGGCGCGAGGATTCGGGGCGTCTTACTGCGGTGACGCTTCGGGCGCAGCGGCAGGCTGTGCGCTGAGTTGCTGTTGCTGCAGATTCTGCTGCTGCGCGTGATCCTGCTGCTGCATCTGCTGCTGGCCGAGCTGATCGGTCTCCTGCTGTTGCTGCTCGTGCAGCTGCTGCATCCGTTGTTGCTGCGCGGCCATTACCGAGTCCGCATGTCCCATCGCCGCCTCGTGGGCGTGATCCTGTTGCTGCTGGATCATCTGCAGCGTGTGGTCCATCTTCAGCATGAACACGCTCAAATCCTCCGCGGCCATTTTCTGTTTCGCCGTCAGCTCCGCGATTCCCAACTTCACGTCGTCGGAGTACGCCTGCATGCGTTCGCGCGATTCCAGCTCCATCTGCTTCATTTGCAGTTGCGCATCGATTTCGAATTTCTTCGATTTGAATTCATCGAGCTGCTGCATCGCGTCGTTCAACGCTTGCTCGTAATGCTGCATCTGCTGCTGCATCTGGGCGAGTTGCTGCTCGGGTGGTGGCCCTTGACCGTCGTTTTCCTGCAACTGCGGCGGGAGCATTTTCTTCAACCGCGCGACGATTTCATCCCCGACCGGTCCGAGGTCTTTTAACTTCACAACCAGGTCGCCGATGATCGGGAACACGTTCGGATTCTTGGCTAACGAGTCCGCAAACTCGGACGCTTCTTCGCGCTGGGATTGATACGCTTTGCCGGTCGCAATCCGGATGTCGTGATTTCTGGCATCTTCGCCGGTCCGGTACTGCCGCGTCCGGGGCTGGCCGTCTTTGCCTTCGTACTGTTCGCCGAGCGTGACCACTTCATGCGAGCCGTCCGCTTTCGCGAGACCGACCCGTTGATTGCGTTTTTCGAGTTTCGGTAACAGATCATCGAGCGAGCGGTAGGCATGGGCGAGCGTCACCTTGTAGTTGTCGATGAAATGGTAGGAGCCCATGTCGGACTGCCGGTCCAGTTCCTGCACGGCTTTGCCGGATTTCACATTCGTGTCGTCGAGTCGCGTGAAGCCATACGATCCCACAGCGGATTGAATCGAGCGCCGCGCGGATTCTTTGCCGATGTTCAGCGCTTGAATCGGCGGTTCAAAGACCTGTCGCTGCGGAAGCGGCAAGACCGCTTGACCGGTGGCGTCGGCGACCGGATCGACCTGCACGAAGGCGCGCGGGACTTTGTTCAGCGTTTTCCACGCGTCCATGTCGGTTTCGAATTGCCCGACATAGCCCACATACGGGGTTTTGGGCGTCATGCCCACGACTTCCGCTTCTGAAGAGACGAGATAGTCGAAGAGCATCTGCCCGTCCCGGGCCATGCGGATGTAGCTTTCCAACACGCGTTTGTGCGTGTTGCCGTCGCGGATGAACTTTTCTTTTCCGATGACCGGATAGACCGGGATCCACTTCCCCAGCCATTCCGTGCGGTCGAGAATTTCCACACCGTTGGTCAAACACTGCTTCACGACGGGCTCAAACGTCGTGCGATCGTCCAGAAGCGGCAGCTCCACACCGCCCGAGGTCGTCAACGTGTCGTCGGAGACTTTCCAGCCCTTGTTCAACTGATCGGCGAAGATTTTGATCTCTTCTCCGTCCTTGCCCTGGATCCAGAAGATGCGTTTCCGCGTTTTCTCGATGTACCAGTACTCCGCGATTTGCACGGTGTTGTCGTCAAACCAGTGCGGGGCCTGGGCGATCACTTCTTCCCCGAACGAGGTGATGGTCGCGTCCGGGAATTTCTCCGGAAACTCGTCTTTTAAGACCCGATCGAGGACGAAGGCGTCCTGCATGTCCGAGCAATCGAGTTCTTTACAGTCGGGGTCCCAGAGGACCGCGTCGGGATTGGGGAAGCGGCGGAATTTGGCGACCTGTTCGCGGGAGTCCCAGTCTTTGTAAACGACCTGTAAGCCAAACACGCCATAGCTGCGTGTCGCGGCATCTTCAAATGCGCGTAACGTCGCTTGCGGGCCATTCGATTCATACTCGATGCGGCGGATGCGGTTTTCCGTCAGCTCGGCCGTGTCGTCGTCGGTGCCGTCTTCTCCCGGCGAGGCTTTGATCCCGATGGGATTCAGCCGGACTTCATTGACCAGGCCGTTGGTGTGCTGGCCCAACTGATCGAGATGGATGCAGGGGCGCTTGTTTTCTCTGCGCTCTTCGCGGTCGGTTTCCGTCCAGGGTCCATCGACGGACTGGGCCTTCATGTCCAGCTCCGCTTGGTCGCGGATGTCTTTCCAGGCGTCGACCATGTACTTGAAGCGGCGGCGGATTTTGTCCAGCAGCTTCTGGTCGGGCGATTTCGCGGTCGGGGTGTTGTCGCTTTCGCCGCGCTCGGCGGCGTAGGTCGTGGGTCCTGGCATTTAAATCGTTAATCGAGAAACGTGATGGGGTATTAACAGATGTGCTTCAGGCATCGTGCGAACATGCCTTGAAAGTAGTAAGTGAAAGCTTCTTCGCTCGCGTCACTCAGCTCCAGACCGGAACCCTGCAGGATCGCGAAGGTCAGATGCAGGATTTCGTGGCCCAGAACGGCGGTTTGCCACGGGCTTTTACCGTGCTTGGTGGACACCACGATGTAATGAAGCTCGCGGCCGGGAAAGCGCACGTACTTTCCGGAGGCATTGTTCCATTCAAAGTCGGGATGTTTCTTCCGGCCCCAGCGCTGGATCTCTTTGTCGCTGCCGATGACCAGCACCACGTCGCGGAAGTAGGCATGATCGGGAATCCGGCGAATCTTCATCCGTCCTAGATCACTGCAGCACAATCCGCGCGTTCTTGCGTTCTTCGTAACTGAGGTGCGCGTGCGCGTGTTCAATCCGCCATTCCAGAGCCACATCGTCGCGGTCCAACAGTTCCTTCTTCGGTGCGACCCGTAAGAGATCGGCCGGGCATAGTGGATAGAGCTTCAAATGCGTGCGCTCGACATTCGCGAGCCACTGCCCGAGCTGGTCGACGGTGTTCAGCAATTTGCCGGGGAGTGTGCCGGTGTGGGCGTGGCTGCATTGCCACCAGAGGCGACGGTTCATGCGTCGGCTTTACTCTCTTGGAGCGTGGTCGAGGTGACGGGGACCCGAAAGCCGCAGTTCCCACAGAACAGGACCGTGTCGAAGTAATGGACCGTGGCGCGGCCGTTGTCTATCCGTTCCATCACGTCTTTCGTGATCAGCGGCTCGAATTTGTGATTGTTCGGTTCACACATCGTTGTTAATTCCGGTGCGGGGCGGGATCGCCCTACGAGGATTCACGCAGGTACTGGATTTCCCCCACACCGCTCTGCGGTGCTCATCCGTGAATCGATCGCGGCCCGTCGGCGCTCAGGCGCCCATTTCCCCGCAAGCTTTGGTTTCTATGGCGATGTCACGCGATCGCCCGCGCGTTCCTTCCTCGCATCTAGAGGCGAGAGGGCGCACCGTTGCCAATGCGCCCCTGGGGTGAAGGAGAGCTTTAAGAATTACTGGAAGAGGCCGTACGCCTGGAGATCGTCGATGACCGAATTGACCAGCTGCTTCGTGTCGGCATGGTCGACGATGATCGCGTTGACCTGTGCCGCCAGGGACGCCACGGCATCGCGCAGCAAACTGAGCTGGGCGCGGTTGGCCGCCTGGGAGGTGGTCAATTCCTTGAAGTTGTTGTTGAGTGTGGTCTGGTTGAACGAACCGCCCACGTCATCGACGGTCGCGTCCGCGGTTCCTACCGCATGCGTCAACGCCGTCGGCAGGGTTTCTGCCGCGAGCGTGGCGCCCGCCGCTCCGCCCGAAGAATCGGTCAGCGCGGCCGCGGTCGGGTTCGCGTGTGTTTTGTCGGCCGTCGCATAGGTCTGGGTGTAGGCCGAGCGCTGTGCGATCGGGGCCGTGCCGAACCAGCCGCCTTTGGCGGTCTGGCCGGTGAACTGCGCGCCGTGCGCGATCTGGACGACCGTGAGTTTGTCGATTACTTTTTCGGAGCCGTCGTTCGTGAATGCCATGTCTTTCGATGTTCCTTTGTCTTGAAAATAAATGTGTGGTTCAGGACCACGCGCTGCCGGCATAAGCCGGCTCTTTCGGTTTCGGCCGTGTGGCCACGACCGGAAATGCAAACGTCAGGGCTAAGGCGTCCGCGATATCCGGAGACATGCCCAGCCGTTCCCGGATGTCGTCTTTCGATTCCAGCTTCAAGCGATTGCTGGCGTTGTCGTTGGAGTACGTCGGGGCGCAGAGTTCCGCTACCAGTTCCGAGAGATTCGGAAGGGCGCCGCCCTCTTTCAGCCAGTCCGCCACGGCAAACCACATCTCCGCGCGCAAATTGGCGAAGCGTTCCTGTTTGGCTTTCCAGGAGAACACGACGCCCTGCACTTTCTTGTGGCCCATGTCCTTCAGGCGCGACACGACTTCACCGCCGTAGCCGCCCGTCGTATCGACGAACGTCATTGCGGGTTCCCACTCGAGGATCTTTTCCGCCACGATGCCGGCGAAGGTTTTCTCCGGTAGTCCCGGGATCACTTTCGGCTTGAAGGCCTGCAATCCCTGCCGCGGGAAGATCACATTGCGATCGCCGCCTTCCCAGGCCACGTCGACGCCGAGAATTTTTGGAGCAAACGCGTACAGGCGTTCCTCGAGCGTGCGTCGCGTCGCGGCCATCGCCGTCTCGATCGAGATCAGCGTGTTCGCACTCGAGGCCGTGAAGTCGCAGAGCATTTCCTGGCGGAATTCCATGTCCGTCATTTCCAAACGCATCCGCTCGACTTCATCCGGTGACAGCGCGTCCGTGTCGTAGCAGGTGAAGATCTTCGCGAACCAGTCCGGATCGGCCAGGGCTTTGTAGAAAATCTGCGAGAGCAGATTGATGCCTTTGGGCGTGCCGATGAAGAGCGCCCAGCCCAATCGATCCGCCAACATCGGCCGGATGACTTCGCCCCACAGTTCCGTCTTGATCTGCGCGACTTCGTCGATGACGACGCCGTCGAAGTAATCGCCGCGGATGGAGTCGGGCTGATCGGCTCCAAAAATCTGGATGCGGGCGCCGTTCGGGAACTCGACCCAGAGCTCGCCCTGGTTGATGACGGTTCCCGGAACTTTCCTCGCGTAATGGGTGAGGTATTTCCAGGAGATCCGCTTGGCCTGCTTGAGGTGCGGGGCGATGTAGCCATAACGGCCCATCGGTCTCGAGCAGCGCAGGGCCGCATCAATCAGCCGAAGAATCGCGAGCACCGTCTTGCCACCGCGGCGGTGGACGACGAGAACGGAGAAGCGCTTGAGCGCTCTAAAACAGTCGGTTTGCCAGGGACGGGGACGGAAGCCGAGATCGATCAATCACAAACTCATTCCGCCTGGGGGACGCCGGTCACGACTTCAATCTTCAATGCGCCGCCGCCCGGTCCGGTGATTTCCTGCTTGTCCCGGAATTCGGGGCACTTGCCTTTAGCCAGGAGCTCGAGGATGCGGTCAGAGCGTTTCAATACGGTGATCACTTCGTTGGTGTCGCGATCGCGGATGATCGTGCCTTGCCAGATGATCGGCTCGGGAACGCCATCGATCGCGCGCCGGCGGACCATGTCGCGGACCCGATCGCAGAATTGCGATTCCGAATCCTCGAAAGCCCGCTTGTACTCCGAGTCCTCGTCCATCCACTTGTAATGCGTCGCCCGGTGAATGCCGGCGGCTTCCGCCGCTCGCGACACGTTGCCGCAAATGGCGTTCGCCTCGAGGAAGGCTTTTTGCCTCGCGCGTAGGGTGTCGCTTTCTGTCGCTGGGGCGGCGGCCGGCCGGGGCTTCTTTTGCGAGGCTGGTTTCTTCGGTTTCTTCAAAAAAGGAACAAACAAAAATGCCCGAAATCACATGATTTCAGGCACATCGAACCGCGGGATGCGGGGTAAATGGTTGCGTCAGTTAGCGGGCGCCTGGAGAGGGGGTTTTTGGGACACCCAATTCACCGAATTGACGATCGCGGCGACCTTGTTTTTGCCCACGCCGGCGAGCTCGGAGACTTTCCGCAGAGAGCGATGCTCTCCGTATAACTGCAAAACGCGTTCTCGATCGACAATGCGCTTCGGCCGGCCCAATGTTTTGCCCTGCCGCTTTGCGCGATCCACACCCGCTTGCACGCGCTCGCGAATGAGGGAGCGCTCGAGTTCCGCAACAGCCCCCAGGATCGTAAAGACCATCTTTCCCATTGGCGTCGACGTATCAATGGATTCATTCAAGGAAATGAAATCCACGCCCAGGGCGTGAAATTCCTCCAGGGCCGTGACCAGGTGCTTCACCGATCGCGCGAACCGATCGAATCGTGCCACGAGCACCGCATCGAAGCGCCGTTTCTTTGCGTCGTTCATCAGCCGATCGAGTTGTGGCCTCGAGGCTTTCGAGCCCGAGATCCCGACGTCGACGTACTCATCTATAAGGATGAAACCTCGAGCCTGGGCAAAGTCTCTCAGCGGGAGCAGCTGCGTCTCCGGGTTCTGCCCGTGCTGTTTGGTGGACACGCGCGCATAGAGCGCCGCTCGCTTGAGCGTGGGGGAAGTCACGGATAAACTATCGTCAGCCATTCGGGGTCACGCCATCCTCGTGATCTCTGAAAGGTAGGGCTGCCGGGGAGTGTCACCTCGCCGGCGGCCCGAACAGAGAGTAAACGTTAAGGGTAGCGTGTTCCGATGGAGGGCCGGGTCAGGTCCTCTTTTGGCTCAATTCAGCGGACACCGTATCGTCAATTCAGCGGATGTTGTATCGCCGCCAGGCTGCGGGATCGTGCTGATGCACGCATTTCACGGCCTCTTCGTAACCTTTGTCGCCACGGTGTTCTCCGGGTGTGTCTTTGTTGGTGCAGTCGTCTTTATCCATACCGCACAACCAGACGGGCTTAATTCCGTTATCGACGGGCACGTCTTCGGGGTCTTTAGTTCTGCGCCTGCGGCAGCATGCCTGAGCAGTGTTGCTTGTGTTCGCGGAAGTCCCGCATGTCGATCTGTGCTTCGCGCTTCTTAAAAATGTAAGGACAGCCGTTGCAGTGGGTGAAGTCTTCCGGTGAGGCGGACAACTCGCGCTGGGCTTCACTGGGCTGGGCTCGCTCGCCGCGCAGTTTGAAGTAACTGCGGGAGCGGGCTCCGGAGACGCCGCCTCTCATGATCGACATTCTCCAGGTCGGTGCATCGCCAGCGGATCTCCCGATCCATTCCAATAGATGATGCCCTTTCTATGTCGATCCAGCAGCGCCGCTTCTTTCTGTTCTTCACGTCGACGCACCACACTTTCCGCGGTGAAAAAGAACAACTGGCCCTCGTCGGTGAATTCGGCTTCGCCTCTGCGGATGAAATGCAAAGCACGCTTCGCAGACGTGTACTGCTTTCCACCCTCAACGGGATTCGCGATTTTGATCGGTACGGTGTTCGACAATAGAAAAAACGACGATGAGGCTACCGCCTCCGCACGATTGGCGCTCTTCCACGTCACCGGAAGAAAGAAGGACCCGAAATCTGTTTTGCTTCCTGTCGGCTACTTCAATCCAGACACACGTCGACCCGTGAAAGTGTTGGGCATTCGAACGATGGTTGGGAAAAGAAGGAATGCGTGATCAAGCGGGCGAACGCTTGAACGCGAGCCAGAGGCGGAGTAAAAATCCGAAACGCAGAATTTCTTCGACATCGTGTCGACGTTTCTCCAGAGCCATCCTGGCCCAGTCGCCTTCCTACTCCAGTGCAGGAAGCCCGAGCATTATTAACGACCGACGGGATCGATTCAAGGGGTATTCCCACACGCCGGGCGTATCAGCCTCAGAGTGTGAATTTCAAAGCAGATGCGGGCGTCAGGCGGCTTTGGTTTTGCGATGTTTGCGCGGCGTCTTGCGGCGTTTCTCGTTGTTGTATTTGGTGCGGTGCTCGTCGTTCACAAATTCACCCACCGTTTTCGGTTCCAAGAACTGGCCACAGCCGCACTTGCAGGGCTTCAACTCAATCTCAATGTGTTGATCGGGACACGCAGGTGTCATACCTCTGATTAGACGGCCGGGACACCTGTAAAATCTCTTTCATGATCACCCGTAAAGTCTTGCACGCCCGCTTCAAGGTTGGCGATCCGGTCCGCGTGATCCGCGTGGGACACCTCTCGCCCGACATCGCGACCGTCATCGCCGTCGACACGAAACCCATCGTCCCGCACTACATGCTCGATTTTGGAAATGGATCGTGGATGCGTGTGCCGGATTTCGACCTGGCTCCCGCGGCTGAGTTTGGAGGTGAGAACGAGAAGGGAGCCAGGTCTGCGGAAAGTTAGGAGCCGACCGCCTCTTTCAATCCCGACGTGTCCCGCTGCTTTCCCGTCGTGCGCGAGGTGGTCATCATCGACGCCAGCGTATACGCCGCATCTTCGATGGCCCGGTTGATCACCGTGTCA